GCGCCATCCTTGGGCGCGGGAATCTTTGCGACGGCAGTCTCGACCAGCTTGGCGATCGTCTCCGGGTCGGCATCCTTGCCGTCGACGCCGTCGCGGCCCGGGTCGCCCTTGTCTCCCTTGACGAGATGCCGCGCCTCCACGGCCTTGAGCCGATCGACAAACGACGAGAAGCCACGGTCAATATACTCCTTGACCGCGTCGAAGCCGTCTTCGATCAGCCTGGACACATCCATCTCAGGCGGCCTCTTTTTGCTTCACGGGATTGCCCATGAATTTCCAGGTGATGTTGGCGGCCGTGCGGAACAGCTTGCCGGGCGCGGGCGGCGGTGCATTCGCCGCCGCTTCCGCCGCGGCGTCGTCGGCCGCCGTCGGCGTGTGCTGGTCGCGCTTCGGTGCTAGGGCGAACGGATCGTCGCTCTTGTCGCGCCGGTCGAGCGCGGAGAGCGAGAAGTTCTGCTGCTGCAGGTACGGAGTGTCGCCGCCCTTGACCGGCGGCAGGTTGAGGCGCTTGCGGCTTTCGTCGGGCTTCTTGATCCCGCCGCCGACCGCCTTCACCTCCGATTCGATCAGCGTCGCGGTGTCCATCCGCAGCAGATCGTCCAGATCGAACTCGACGCCATAAGTGTGGCCCTGGACATTGGTCAGCCCGAGCCCCTCGTCGAGCAGCAGCTCGATGCACTCGAAGAACTTCTGCAGGCATTGCGAATAATACTGCTGCTCGGTCGCCTGCACGTTCTGGTAGGGCGGCGGATCGCCGACGCCGACTTTGTAGGCCGGGACGTGATAGCAGCCGCACACCACGGTCGCGGTCCATTTCAGTTGCTCGATGAGCTGCGCATCGACCGCCTTCATGGTGATGGCCTCGAACTTGAGACCCCCACCCAGAACGGCAATGCGGCCAGAATTCTCTCCGGTGAAGTTTTCCTCGAAATACTTCTTGAAGCGGTCGGCGTCCGGATCGCTGATCGCGCTCGGCGCGGTCAGGATGCCGCCCGGCTGCACGCCGTTCCGAAACAGCTTCTCCATGCTGCGCTGCATGCTCATGCCCTGAGCGGCAGCGAGGGCGGAAGCAACCAATGGCGAGACACCGCACAGCGGATGATAGAGCGGCACCATAACGTCGTGGATGATCTCGCTCGCCGGCACGACGACGTCGCCCTCGCCGTCGAGCCCCGACAGGTTGTCCGGCTTCAGCCGGTAATAGACGTCGCCCGATGGCGTCACCAGGGGTGTAGCGCGCAAGGGATTCAGGATGTAAAGCGAATTGACGACACCGCGCTGATCGCGCCCCTTCAAGACGTAGGTGTTTCCGGCCGACAGTTTCGAGATGATCCACTGCTCGAAAAACTGGATGCGATTCTGATAATTGTTCGGCTTGGTCAGGACCGGCGAGAACGCCGCGACCGAGACCTCGTTCCAGATGCCGTTCTTGTCCTGCTCGACAAGCTTGGGACGGCACTTCGACACGTCCGTCGCGATCAAGGTCTCGCACGAATAGACCGCGTGATTGGAATGCAGATCGGAGCGGATGGTCGATTGGTTGCGCTGCCATGCGCCGGTGAACGGCTCGCGGATGATGTTGAACCAGCCACCGCCGCTGCCCGAAAACGGAGGAACCTCCGTCACCGGTACGGAGGATTTCGTCGCGCGCGTGATCTGAAGACCAAGCAGCCGCACGATCAGGATTCCGACACCATGTCGCGGCGGCGGTATTGACGCTTGCTCTTGGCCGGCGATTCATCGGCGCCGTTGAACAGGCCCTCGCTGGATTCGGCCTTGTTCGAATATGCTGGAGCTTGCCCGGTTGCGTTGGCCGCCTTGCCCCACCCGATCAGCTTTCGCGCATCCTCGTCGCCGGCATCGAACGTGTCGCCGACCTTGCGGACGACGCCGGCATACTTGACTTCCTTCGTGGCGATCAGACGCGGCATGGAACACCTCCTGTAAAATACAAAAGGGCCCGGATTGCTCCGGGCCCTCGCTTTTCGGTGACTCTGGGTCGAACGCGACTATTCGAAATACTTCGCGTTCGAGATGTAGGACACCGCGGTCGAGCGCCGCTTCGCCCAGTTGATGTAACGCTCGGCGCGAATCGCGACCTGGTTCTGCTGGAACATCGACACCATCACGGTCGATGCGGTCGCCGGCGAGTCCGGCGCGGTGTCCATCTGCAGCGAGGCCTCGCGGCTCGCGTCGATGGTCACCTGGCCGTCGTCGGCCAGCAGGATGTCCGGCGCGCTCACCACGATGATCGGATCGCCGTCGGTCGGCGAGCCGCCGGTCGAGGGGATATTCTCCGAGGTGATCACCGGCAGGCCCAACAGCTCGCCGCCGTTCATGGTGATGTTGGGGAATTCGCGCTGTCCGAGCGAATTCGTCATCAACGACAGCGCCAAGGCAGTGTGCTGCGGCATCAGGATCACGACGCCGGTTACCTGCATGTTCGCCGTCAGGAACTGGCTGAGCAGCGTCTTCATGTCGGCGCGGAACGCCGCGCCGGTCGTCCCGGTCGGCAACACAGCGGTGACACCGTTGGTGATCGACGCCGGCGACACGCCGGTGACCGCAGCTTTGGTCGGATCGACGAACTGCGAGTCCATGAACTGCACGATCGACTTCGCCAGATCGGACTGCACCAGCGCCTCGGCCGACGGATTGGAGATGCGCACCAGTTCGTCGTTGAGCACGATGATTCCCGCGATCTTGGCGAGATCGAGGGTGATCGAGTCGAACGCCAGCGAGGTGAGCGGCTTCGGCGCACCCTGGCCAACCCAGTTCACGGTCGACGATCCGGTCTGACGCTGGATCTTGACGTTGAACGGCACCCGCGTCAGGCCAGGCATGCGCCCGATGATGGTGAGCGGGCGGAGATACTCGATGAACTCCGCGGTCAACACGTTGTAGATCTGCAGCGGGCTCGCCCAGCCGCCCGTCGTGTTGCCTTCGGTCACCGCGACCTTGAGCGCCAACTCGACCTCGGGGGTCTCGTCCTTCCAGCGCTGGTTGGCCTTGGCGATCTCGACCGCCTGCATGATGTTGCCCTTGGCCAGAGCCTGGGCGATCACGAAGCGGGTGAAGCCCAAGCCCTTGATGGCGGGCTTGCGGGCAACCTCGACGCGCACGGCGCTGCGGGCATTTGCGCCGGCATCCACGGTCGTAACGTCTTTCACCTCGACCGCCTTTTCGAGATTGAGACCTTCCATCCGCTTCAGGCGCTCGACGTGAAGATCGATCGATTTGATCTCGCTTTCGAGTGCGTCGTATTCCTGCTGATCGGCCTCGTCGAGGGTCGAACCATCCTCGCCGGACTTCTCCATGATCTCCACCATCCGCGCTGCCTTGGTCTTGCGCGTCTCGGTGAACGAAGCGATCTGCTCCGCGATTGACTTCTTCATTCGTTTGGCCTCCTGGGCCTTCACAACGGGTTTCGTTTTGTCCCGTGGCGCCGGGAGTGGTGTGTCGTCGTTCAGCTGCTTGCGGCCAGACGCGGCCCGCAGCGGAGCGTCGATGGATTTCACCGTGGAGATCACCGCATCCTGGTTGGCGGGGATCGTCACCAGCGAAAGTTCGAGAACCTCACATTCGATAAAGCGATAGCCGCCGTCGTCCATGACCGAGTATTCGGTCGGTCGGAATCCGACGGACACGGCGCGCACCAGTCCGGCCTTGACCTCGCCCCATGCGGTGTCGACGCGATCCTTCAGCGGACCCGGATCGGCGATGAACGGCAGCTGTGCCTTGAAGGTGATGCCGTTCTTGGTCGGCTTGTCGAAGATGACGTTGCCGACCGGCTCGTCGGAATTGTGTTGGTGCAGCAACGGCATCGGATTCGTGAACTTAACCCCCATCGGCTCGATGACGTCGCCGACGCGATCCGGGCTCGGAGTGGTGGCAACCCCGGTGATGATCCGCTGGTCTTCCTGGACAGCCTTGACGGTCAGAAGTGCGTAGGCGCGTTTCATCGCGGTTGATCCTTCAGGCGATCAGCATTTGCAGTTTTGCCGGGATGGCCGGGCTTGGATTCCAACTCATCAGGATCGCGGCGCAGAGCGTGGCGATAAACGGGTCGATCTTGGCGCTGCCGGCCATCTGCTTGGTGGCCTGGTCGCCATTGCCTTTGCGCTCGATCTTCACGTTGGTCACGGCCCAGTCCATCAACTCCAAACCGGAGTGCGTCACCGTGCCGTCGCTCAGCTTTCGCTCGATGCCCCAGATCGCCGGCGACAGCGCGGGGCCCTGCCTCAGCCGCCGCAGCATCTCGTCGGTGATCTTGATCGCCGACAGCGCCTCGATGATTGCGGCGACGTTGTTCGGGTCGAAGCCGATCGCGTTCTTTTCGGGCAGCAGGCCGGCGTCCCGGATTTTCGCGACGACCTTGGCGAGTGCATCGACGTCGTCGGGGACGTTGCAGAACGTCAGCGAGCCTTCCTTTTCGAAGTCGTGAAGCCGGCTCGCGATGTCCTTTCGCCGGTCAAGCACGATCCGGTTGGCGTAGGCGTGATTCCAGATCAGCCATCGCCGCGTCACCTTCTCGCGGCCGATCACGCAGAGACCCAGAAGATCGTCGAGCCCGCCGCCGTCGATGCCGATCGT